ATATTCCAAATTATTTTACAAATAGTTGTATAAGAACTATTGTAAACCCTAACATCAAACAGATTGCATTTTTTAAATCTAATGGTTCTTTGAACAGGAAGTGGGACATTAATGTAAAAATGATAACGCCAACACCAAAACCAACCAATCTACTTGGCCAAATTTGACCACCAAATCCTACGATAAAGTTATTAACTGATAAAATGTACACCCAACCAAGTGGAACACTTGCTAAGATAACCAACCATTGGTATTTCTCGTACCATCCATACTTATAAGATCCTTGTAATTGAAGGAAGGTTCCTACCTGTCCTATAATACCGAATAGGATTCCCAATAATATTTTATTATAATTCATATGTTATAATGTAAGAAAAATTTCTTGAAATAAAAAACCCCACTTAAGTGGGGGTTTATGTTTTAGTTGATGTATAATCTTAAATTATTGTAGAGTGCTACAGGATTATCCTCCGCAATTAAACCATACTCACCCGTCACCTTTTCGTGAATCACTTTCTTATCTTCATTGATGTACTTACTAATGATGTTTACAAATCCGTAATTAGATTCATCAACTTGGTCTTGTTCGGTACCAGGTAATCCACAATACAATGCCTCACCAACTTCGCTGATGAACATACCAGAATAGAATCCCTCAAGTTGGAAGGTGTCTACAAATTTGTCAGCATTACACCAAATAAAGACGCTGTTGTCCTTTTGTTTCAAAAGTGGTACAATCGATTGGTCAATGATGTAACCTCCGTATTTCGACCCACAATCAGTAAATTGACCTATATTGAAAAGTCCGCCAGGACTGCCGTGTCCCATCATCATAACTCGGTCATGTGATTCAATTAATTTAATCACCTCCATTTTACTCATACCACCTGTTACAACTGTTTTGTTAGGGACGTTTTTATAAACAATTTCCAAAAACGTTGTGCTTTCATCCGAAGGATGTATAATTAATGTTTTCATATTATTCTATTTTTGATTTTATTTTGTTAAAAATTGAGTCTGCAACATCTTTATAATCATCATAACATTTATAACGATTGTTAAATTTTTTGAGTGAATCTAAAATTGTTGTGTGGTCCCTGTCAACCATTCTACCAATTTCAGTTACAGGATATCTGAATATCTTTCTCATGACTGCTATGTACATATGACGAGCGTCAACTACTTCTCTTTTCCTAATTCTTGTTAGTATCCTTGTCGAACTTACCGAACAATGTTGGGACACTATTAATAAGATTTCTTCTTTGGATATTTTATCTCTATCAAATTTCTTTACTTTAACATAGTCGGCGGTATCTTTAATACCAGGATATACGTATGGACTTATTTTAGACAATATCATTAAGTAATTTTAGAGTACAAAGGTACGGGTTTTTTTGGAATATTCCAAATATATTTAGAAATTACCAAAAAGATATTGGTAAACTACTTGTGGGATTCTGGTACAAATGTGTGGTTCTCCTTGAGAATCAGTACATTCCAATGAAGGTAACGTATTAATATATTTCTTCATATAATTAGGTGCGTTGTTCAACTGAGAAACAATATGTCGCTTTGAGTAAAGCTTTTCAGGATTATAATATTCGTTCAAAATTGTTTTGTATTGACTTTCAGTTAGGATTAATTTCATACCAATAAATATCAGGTATTTTTTCTTTTTTTCCAGTATTTATCTAGTATACTAGAACTAGTTGCTTAAATCTAGAAAACAATACTAGTAGATACTGGATAGGATTAATTACCAAAATTAAACGAAGAGGGGGTTTGAGTTACCACATCAAGATTTTCTCTATTCTCATAAAGTGATTCCTCAAGTCTTTCTTCCTCCATTTGTTGTTCTAACATCGGCATTTCTTCAGTTTCTTCTTCCTGAACTCTCTCAATTCTATTTCTAATTCTTTCCGCTCTATTTTCACCAAGTTCTTCAATCGGAACCGAACCACTTTTATAAGAATAACCTATTTTTAAATTCTTTTCTTCTTTTCTTCTCTCCTCATCCGAAAGTAGAAATCTATTTGTTTTAGCACCCTTACCTTTAGATTCGTTGTAAATTACCAATCTTAAATCATCTGTCAAATCAGTATCTAACGAGTCAACACGAGTGTCTTTTTGATTCCAAAATGAAAACTCTGGATCTCCTTTATCTAATGAATAAAAACTCGCAACTTTATAACCTGTTTTTTTGTTGATACAATAAATCAACACACCTTTGTTTGAGTACTTCATAAAGTAGTCAGGATTATTCTCTTGAGTTGTGCACCATTTAGTATTAGAACCATACTTCCGAGATGATTGAAATGTTAATGGTCTAAGTAATAACCATTCTTCAGTATCCAAAACTACTTTAACTTGTTTTTCTAAATCTTTACCTTGGGAAATCATTTCAGCAACACTAACTGAATTTGTTATGTCTTCAAATGAATTATACTTAGATAAATCATTTTGTTTAATTAGATTTCTTTCATTAAACTCACAAAACTTTTGAAATGTTTGAAGATCTGAAACATTAAACATTGTATCAATTAATCTATAAAAGAAAACGATTTGTAATTTACCAAATCCTTCCCATTCTTCTTTTGGTATGTTAAATTCGGTGGACAGCTTTTCTTTAATCTCATCAACATGGTCATCAATATTTCTGGTTTTTTTCATTAACCTCAACAAGGTGTCGACATATTTTGATTTTTTTTCGGGTACAAACTTCTCAAATAGTTCATAGAAGTTTAGATTGTTTTCTTGATTAGTTCTTAGTTCCCTTGCTTTCGACATATTATGAAATTTTAATAATTTACAAAAAAGTTTAATTGTTCACAAAGATAGTGATTTTTTGTGAAATCACAAAATTTATTAGTATTTATTTTTCTCTGATTTACCTAAATGTATGTGACCTTTAATTGTTCCATTTAAATTATCTTCCTCAATTTTTCTATCAACGACTACAACGGTACTATCAAGACTTACCATTTCTTGAAGTGTTTTCTTTGCAATTGAGCCAACATATTTTCTTTTGTGTTTTGTATTATCAACACCCAATAATGGTGCCTCAAATTCAACTTCCATTTCTAAAGTGATTGTGTATTTAAATAACATATATCTTGTTCTTTATAATCAAATATACTAAAATAATTGAATAAAAAAAAACCTCACATTTCTGTGAGGTTCGTATTATAATTTTTTATTATTTATCGAATTTCTTAACAACCTCTTCGGTACCATCGGGATTGGTTTTGTAAAGAACATAACCTGTCGCACCAACCAATCCTAATTTTAATTCCATTCCACCTTCTGAACTGTCATCGACACCGTCAATTTCGTCCAAATTAGCGTTCATATTTTCAGTAACAATCTTAGTTACAATTCTTTCAATATCTGATTGTTTTATCTTAATAGTTTTTGACATGATTCCTGTTTTATATATAAATACTTGTTATTAGGTTTTATTCTTATAAATACACTATAAAGATAAAAAAGTGGGTAGTTCTAAGTCCTTACTTGATATTCTTTCTAAATAACCACTCACTCTCCATTTGATATTCAAAGTTGGGTCGTTGTATATAATTCCACCTTCACTTTCTTTGTTGTATGGGTTATCAACTTTATATTGGAATATTGTATTATCACTTAATGCTGAGAATCCGTGAGCACATCCTCTTGGTACGAACACTTGTTTGTTTTTTCCCCAACCAAGTTCAACCTCAACAACCTTACCATAACTTGGGGAACCCTTTCTAATATCAACGATAACATCCAATACTCGTCCGGTGATACACGTAACAAGTTTAGCCTGTTCATAGTCACCAGTTTGAAAATGAAGTCCTCTAATGGTCCCTAAATGAGAAAATGACATATTATCCTGAATGAACTCCACTTCATACCCCACATTTTGATTGAATATATCTTTATTATATGGCACGGCGAAGTAACCACGTTCGTCCACATATGTGTCGTGGGTTATTACGTAACAACCCTCAATATCTGTCTTATTAAATTTCATTATTGGTTTCCTCCTAAATCAAATTCATCTTCCCAATCCTTAGTTGTTTTGGGTTTGCGTTTGGTTCTAGTTTTTACAAATGGTTCTTCACTTTTAATTCCATCAAATTGTTTTGGATTTGGTTTTGATTGAAATGTAATCTTAACAGCATCCTTTTCCAACTTAGTTAATCTTTCTTCTAACAATAGTAAACTATCATTTGTTAAAGATATTTTTTCAGTCCAAAAAACAATCCCTATTAATAATATAACCACAAATAAAATAACCATAAATAATAACATAATATTAGTTTTGATAAAATGTAAATAAAAAAAATGGGATAAAAAAATTATCCCACAACATTTTTCATTCCATCTACATGATGATCATCAGGCCCAAGTTCAGAACCTATCGGTTGTTTCTTCATTGGGTTTAATATTTCATGATGTAAATCATATGGTCTAAATTCAAGATGTCCGTCCATACCAACATCCATTCTTCTAAACAATATCTTCTTTTCATTTGGGAGATGAGAGTGTCCATGAAGATGGATACGACCCTTAGCAAGACTGTTCCAAGATAGTATTGGAAAGTGCATACATTCCATCGTTTCACCCATGTGATTTAATTGTAAAAACCATTGTGTACTTGTGAACAAACTTTGACAGTTCTCCCTATTGTTCACAATATGATGGTCGTGGTTACCATAAATTAAATGTATCTCTTTACATGTAATTCTATTACGTAACTCTTCAATGTTTTCAAATCCACCAAATGACCAATCACCAAAATGTATCAACACATCATCTTGACCAACAACCTCATTAATGTTATTAACTATTGATGCGTTCATCTTATCCAACGTTTCAAATGGGCGTGTTTGTTTTTCTGGTACCTCACCATTCGGCAATCTCCAATTAGTTATTCCACGACATATATTTGTGTGTGAATAGTGTGTGTCCGAAGTCACCCATACTTTCCTATCGTTTGGAATCTTTAACATTATTTCTGAAAAAATTTAAAATCTTTATTATTAAATCTTCTATTTGGTGGTTCTACTCTTGATATTGGTGGTGGGGGTGGAATAGTTCTATTAGAATATACATGAGGTGGTATTCTTTGTCCAATATTACTTGTTCTTTCTCTGTTAATTAATCCCAAGGTTTGAAACCATTTCCTATGTCTTTCATTACTTTCCATTACTCCATAATATTTCTTCTTCTCTTCAACATCCTTTCCCACTATTAAAGCTAATATTGGCCCTAACAATATTGCACCTATTATCATATCCAAACCCAATGTGTAATGTTTATTATGATAATACATTACATATGTTGATGACATTATCCAAACCAATATTAAAAAAACAATTAATAACGTACTCATTTAATAAAATTTATTTTTAATTATCGGGTAACATATCAGGATCATTTAATATTCCCCTTTTACTTTTAATAACATCTTTAATGTTTTCTTCGTAATTGGTTTTACCTGATTGTTGTGTTGTCATTGTTTCACCTCGACTTGTAAAATAATGAAAATGTGTTCCATCATAAAATCGATAAATCTTGACACCATCTTTTTCAAAAAGATATGTAACGGAATAATCATCATTATTTGTTTTTAATTTTTCAACACCATCTCCATAGCAAGAAACAAATGTGATTGAAATTAAAAGTAATAATAAAAGTTTAGAGGTTCTCATGGTTAATATATTTTGGGTGTTTTATTTCTTTAATAAATTGTTTCTTTGTAATCCATTCTTTTATTTCCCTGTTTGCACTACTCAATGATGAGTGAGCAAAATAAGATTCCTTCCATACAAACCCAACTCTTTGTGTTGGTATATAGAAAACATTATTATCATCGTGACGAACGACTTTGACTTTATAATTAACACATGACTGTACCGACAACACTCCCATTATCGATACCACTAATAAAACGATTTTTTTCATATTAATAAAATTTTCTAAGTACTTCAATAACATCCCAAGCATCTTCCAATGCGTTGTGGGTAACAATTCCATTAACACCCGCACGTTCTTTACATTGTGTTAAGTTTGGTAATGACTTATCATTTGTCCAATCAACCATTAATATTGCAGGGTCCAATACTCTTTGACGAGTACGGATTAATTTTTGCCACCAAGGTAATTCTTGTAAGAATAGTTTATCAAACGTTCCAAAGTTTTTACCTGCAACATTTAATGTGATTGGTTTAGTTTTACCATCAATGATTGGTGTTAATTTTCCATTCACATGAGTTGATTGTGAATCTAAAAGTGAAAATCCATTACACCATAGAAACATATAGAATTCTTTGGTTACCTCGTCTTCATGATAAAAACTATAATCGGAATGTGTTTGCATAAGATGTTTAGTCTCATCGGTACCCTCAAGATATTCACCAACCATTTGAATGATTCCTCCATTCATCGTGATTGCCCTTGGTGAACCGATGATTTCATTTTGAAGAACTATCGCATTGAACTTAGGACATTCCTCGTAAGGTAATTTCTTTTCGGTATCTTCAATGATTGCACCGATAGATAATACTTTGTGTTTCTCGTGATCAAGACCTGATGTCTCGATGTCTATTGATACATATATCATATTAAATGTTTATAATTTTAACAAAAATCATCTGATGATGAAACCCTAAGTCCATCTACAATTCTATCGTCATATTTTGGGTCATCAAAAAATGAACCCATACCTTTTGAACGTTGTTCTTTTCTATATTCTTGGTCCACAACCAAACCGTCGGGTTCACCCCAATTAAGTGCCATCACAATAAACTCATTCACCTCTAATTCTTCCCCATATTCGTTAACCACTCGACCCGAACGAATAAATTCAAGTAGACTTTCTTTATCTTGATAGTATTTGTCTTTGTGAAAATTCCAACAGAACTTCCAACCTGAACTTCTTTTACCTAAATGAATATTTGTTCCATTGATAAACATTTCCCAAGGTGAAAACCATTCCCAATCTTTTGTTGGTGAAATATATTTCATTTCTCTTTCAAGGTTTTCAACAGACATATCCATTGATGTAACTTGTTGAATTAGAGTCTGTTGTCTCTTTAACATCTCTTCTTTTGTGGGTATTCGATAATAGTTTGTTGACATTTTAGTAAGTTTATATGCAAATTTACGTATTTTTTATGATATAACAAAATATGTAAAAAAAAATCCCCACATTTCTGTAGGGATTGTTAACTGAAACACTAGTGTGTCAATCCTTGAATACTTACCAAGGATGGGTCCAATTATTTAATTATTCTCTTCATTACATTTTGAACAATTGAATTAACATAACTTTCATTAAGTTGTGGTTCTTCTTGTCCTTGTGTTTGTTCTTCATCATCGTTAAACGCCGCTAAACGTGCCGCTCTATTTGATCTGATTTCTGCACGTTGTTCATCACTCAATTCGTAGTTTACAATCTTAGCTCTTGTTAATTGTTCAGGGATTGGTATTTCCATGATTTGTTGTACAATCTCACTTAGAACTTCTTGTAATCCTTGTCTGATTGCCTCGTTGTTTGCAATTGTATCTTTACTCGATATGTCACCACTCAATGGATTTTCTTCCAAATCAATAGTTCTTGAAGCGGTAAAATTATAATCTTCAGCCAATTTTGCTCTCTCTATTTGACCATTGTTTCTAATGTTTTTACCATGTTCGGTTTTAAACGTTGCATTGATTTTATAATATTGAGTAACACCTTGACCTAACATACCATCGATAGTTAACAATGAAGTCACACAAGTATCAAACGTTGTTGGTGATAAACCATATTTTTCTAAATTGTACAATTCAGTAAACCCTTCCCATCGACCAGAACTCTTTTTAGTTTTATCCCAGTTGTCATAAACTTTATTAAATTGACGACCTAAATGGTGTTCTCTATAAAATTTTTCATCGGCACTTGTTACACCATTTACATTTCTTACCGCTGAATTGTAGTAATCCCTAACATTTTCATATGAATTAAATGAAAGTGTTTGATATGTAAATGCATTATTAGTAAATTTACTATGTCTATCTAAGAAAGCTCTTTCATTAATACTGATTTTTGGAATACTATTTTTTTCTAAATAATCTTGAACTTGACTATTAATTGTCCGTTGAGCAATTGGATATAACATATACCTTTTGATGTACTCGGCGTCAGCTATCTCACTATCAAATCTTACTCTTGCATCAATTGTTTGACGTTCACCTTCTGGTTCATATACTTCAAATTCTCCGGTTGTTACTCGAGGTTCGCAAGTTGGGTTTGTTTTCTTTTTTGATATGTAAAATTTACCATATTCTTCTTTTAACGCATTAATTGCCGATTGATGTGTTTGAATAAACTCATCAATTTGACTAAGACATGGGTAAATAATAACAATTGGTTGTTTAGTGGTTTTGTCTAAGATTTTGTGTCCAATATGACTACCTTTAGCCTTACCTGATCTTAACTCAGAACCTCTGGCTTTATATGAACCCTCGTAACCTTTACTATCTTGAGGTTCACTCATGATTGGTTCCCAAGACTTTTCAGTTCCTTGTTGTTTTTTAAAGTCAGCTAATTCGTCTATGTCCATTTCTAACGAGTTTTCGTTCAACATCGTTATCAATTCACTTTTTTTAAATTCTCTCATATCTGTTAAAATTTCTTATATGTATATAAATACTCCAATTATAGTATTTGTATCATTACACATTCATTTTAAGAACACATTCGAGATGGTTGGTATTAACCAAATAGTCGGTATCCACATTTGAGGTGTCTCCACCACAATATTCACAAACCCATTGACTCGTTGTGTCAATCTTTTCCATACCATAATTTTCGTAAAAATATTGTCTAATTTTACCCCCTAACTCAAAATTGTTGGGGTACGTTGTCACGTAATGTTTTGGGATGGTAATCATGTCTCTACTCTCAGGACCACCTTTAAGGTGACATTCTAAACATAGTTGACCAGCACCCTCTATGTAACCAGTTCTAAAATCTACGTGTGTGTTAATGTTGGTTGTGGTTTCTTTACCACATAAAATACAAATTTCGTTTGGCATAATAATAAATTTATAATATGAATATAAACTTATTATTTTGTATTAAAAAGTGTTTTTGGGGAATTACACGTAAGTATCGGTTGATTTGTTCTTATTAAGAGAAGCATAAATTGGAGCCGCGATTCTATTTGCTTGAGCCGCAATTTTATTAATAGACTTCTCATATCCACCACTTGCATATCTTTGGTTGTTTTTATTGACAAAGTTTGCCAATAAATCATTAGCGGTTTTACCTTTTACCAAGTAACTCCTTGCAATTAAATTATAATATGTGTCAATACCACTCTGAACGGTACCATGTTGAACGTTTGCTCCTGAATCTGTATTTCCTACGTTAAATGGATTGTTTGTTCTAATTGGTCTACTTTTAGGGTCCGAGTTTCCAATACCTCCTTCGGTAGCCAATTGAGCTAAAGCCAATTCAGGTGGAACATACTTATTATACTTTTGGAAGGCGTTTTTAGCTCCTTGGGTTAACATATTACCTTTAATACCCAATAAGTTAGGTGGTCTGGTTTTAATAAATTTATCACATATTTCAGAATATGCATTTTGACCCTCATTGGTTGTTAAATCTAAATCTGTAAATAATATACCACCACCTGTTGTGGATGCCTTATCTATATATGGGTCTAAGTCACTAGGTTTTAAATTTTTAACTAACAATTTAGAGACCATTGAATCAACCATTTCGGGACTTATAACCGACTCACTTCCGTTACTTGATTGGTTAGGTGTTGAGAAATCATAACCACCTTTACCTATAAAATTCATTGGGTTAACTAATTGTCCATCTTTTCTTAATGTAAAATGTAGGTGAGCCCCTCTAGAATTACCTTTACCAGAGTCGTTAGCATCTCCACCACTTAAACCCACAATATCTCCCGCATTAACATTTTGTCCTTGAGTTACTTTAATATCTTTAATATGACAAAATCCAGATTGAAATCCACTTCCGTGTTTAATAATTATCGTTCCTCCACATCTTGGTGTTTCTCCTGCTTTTGTCACTACACCTTCAGCTGGTGACTTAACGGGTGTTCCCGATTTAGCCCTTAAATCCACACCAGGGTGGGTTTCATAACTTCTTTTTTCACCAAATGGAGAATTAACACTATTAGAATCGATAGGAACAGGTTCCATTAATGCTGCCTCATGAATTAAGGCGGATTCTATTAATATCCTCATCGGGATTGATGATTCTTCAATTGTATCTTTATCTGTAATATTGTTATCTTTCTTGTATTGATTTACCGCTTTTGCCGTTTCAGGACCAAATAAACCATCAACACCGTGCAATGGTAAGTTATAACCTAATAACATTAAACCTATTTGAACTGACTCAACATCGGTTTGATATTCCATACTTCCAACTCTTTGTTGGAATAAAGGTTGGTCTATATTTTTTAATGTATCTAAAAATTTAGTAACATCATTAGTTACGTAATCGGCTGTTTTTTGATTATCTACTTTTTTTACCTCTTCAGGTTCTTTATTTGATTTAGATAATAAATCAGACATAAATGATTCATTCACCACATTTTCACCGTAAGTGATTGTGTGAATCCTTTTTAATTCTTCAATTAAGTTATTCTTCATATTAATATAAATATATGAAAATCGAACTTTTACTTCTGACCGGTGTTGTTTTTATCATCTTCATCAAAAATCCCGAATAAATCGTCTCCTGTGTAATCAGGGTGATTCTTATGCATGTAGTCAATACCCCTAACCCAAAAGAATGAAACAATTGCCGCCAATACGAAACTACAACCAATACCAATTAATAATCCCATAATTTATCTGTTTAATTTTTTAACGCATTCATCAATCTTATCTCTCAACTTACCACCTTTACCCCAATCACCATCAACTTGTACGTGATGAAATTGTGGGATACCTAATGATTTATATCCAAAGTTTAGTTGCATATCATCAATAGAAATCCAATTGGTAGGTTTGAATGATTTAACCCATGTCTCAATTTCACACGCCCTATCCCATTGATTTGATGAACTCATTTTCTTTTTGGGATTGAAGTGGGTTGTAGTATCTAATACGTTCCATCTACCAATACCATAATGTTCGAATATCATAGCTAAGTTAAGAATACCAAAATGCTTTTTCCAATCAGATGATACCACTAAACTGGCATCAGTTTGTTTTATAATTTCAGCCAATGCATCACAATCTTCTTTAACCCACGGGTATGGTATTGTGAATTCACTTTTAGTTCCTTCCAATATTTTTACCTTACCTTCATCCCAAGTCCCCCACGATAATGGACCATCAACATCTATAAAAATTACTTTACCTCTCATTTGTATCATTTAAATAATTCGTGGTAAACTCCTGTTGCAATTGTATACATTAAAATGGACATCATAATAAATAAAAAAGTTCCTAATGAAATCATCACCACGAACAAGAATACTTTAAATATGTTTTCAACTATATTTTTCATATCATCTGTTTTATTTTGTAAAGTTACGAAAATTCTTTTTAAATTCGTTTTGATATATTTTTAATTCTTTTATATCTAAACCGTTATATAACCCTGTTGACATAAACGCTTGAATTTCATCATCTATGATTTTCTTATCATTCACATAACCCATTTTGATTAATTTATTTTTTAATTTTGTGTAATGGGTTGGTTTAACATTACCAATGATTTTATTTACCTTTTTCTTATAATCCTTGTTGGTGAAATATAAACCATGTGCAATTTCATGATCCATTGTTTTTAAATCCTTACTACTTGCCCCAATCAAATACCAATCACATCTTGTTCCATTATTTTTATTTTGTGAGTCAATTGCACAATAAAAATAAATGTCATTCATTATTTCATCATACTCTGTGTCTTTACAAAAAATACCATTAGCTCGTTGAACTATATTACATGGAATATTATATCCAGACCAATCGTCGGGATATGTAAATGTTCTTTTCTTCCATGCCGATTTATAATGTCTCATATATTCCATCCAAGTAAATGGTTTACCTCTGAACTTCTTATATGGTGATTCGTAAAACTCTTGGTAACGACAAAATAACATTGCCCTGTCGTAATCATCATCGACAGTTACACAATATATTCTTGGGGATACTTCTTTAACTACACCTTTAACTAGTGGGTGTTTAATCTTCATTATTTGGTAATCTTTTAATTTGTATCAACATGTTTATTAATCCGAACACCGATAGTGTTGCAAATAATACAAATCCAATAATTGTTAACATTTCAATCATAAACAACTTTTTAATATTTCTAAACATAATTCGGCAGGTATCTTACTTCTCTCATAAGCATTGGCTCTACCTTGTGTTCCAGTTCGTGATCCTCTTGGTGCCGCGACGTGACAAGGGTCACCATTCTTACACATTTTACGAGGAGTCCACAAATCACTATTGGTCCATATGTCGGTTGGTTTCATACGTTCATCACCATACTGACAATATGTAACGGTATTTCTTTTATAACCTTCCATGAACGGCATCTTACGAAGAACCCCACGAGGATTCTCAATGAACCAGTATGTTGGATTAAAGTGTTCTATCACTTCTATTGTTTTCTTAACTAACTCAATACCTAATCGTGCTGTGTCTGTTTTGGGAATGTATGCACCTTTACCTCCAGCCCAATGATGTCCAATTGCTGCAACACTAAATCCAGTACATGGTGGTGATGCCCAAATAACATCGGGTTGAAATGGTACCTTGGTTACATCAAAATCAAGGATACTCACAGGGTAGTGAATACCTTCAAATGGTGTAAGATCAGAAGAGAATACCTCCATACCTAAACCTTCAGCTATCTTACCAACCGAACGACTACCAGCAAATAATTCTAACACTTTCATTAACGTAAGTATTTAAATTTATTAGCAAGGTTATTAATAAAATTTTCTTCTTCTAGTGATAACAAGTCTCTACACTTTGTTAACTTTTCGAGACTTTCCCAAAATATTTGGTCGTTGATATTTGGATTACTAACAAGATTATTCTTACGTTTGATTTCTTCAGAAAACTCACTTGGGTTGGTTTCAGTTGTAAATTCTAGCATATATTTTAATTTAAAATGTGTCTTAATATTATTGTTAAAGAAATCACAATCCATATTGTGTTGAATAAGATTAATGTGGGTAATGACTTCCTCATACTTGCCCAAATCAATAATGATGATGTTAGTAATGTAAAGAAATGCATGTACCATAATTCAATACCAAAAATTAACCCCGGTACAATGATGATTGCTTTTGCCATCCAAGATGCAAATTCAATTGTGTTATAATTAATCCAATATTCTCGTGACTTAAACATCAATAGTTTACTCCATATTTTTTTATACCCAACAATGTAGTATAAACCCGCAATGAAAATAACGTAAGTTAAGATGTATTCCATATCTTAAATTATAAATAAAATAAACGATAAAAAAAAATTATAAAGAAAAACTTTCACCACATCCACAAGTACGTGATGCGTTTGGATTCACCCAATGGAACCCCTTTCCGTTCAGACCGTCGGAATATTCTAATTGTGTACCATATAGGTACAAGACAGATTTTTTGTCAACAACAACTCTCAACACAGTCAAATCAATAACCTCATCCATGTCGGTTGTTGTGTCATCAAAATCCATAACATATGATAAACCACTACACCCACCTCCCTTAACACCTACACGCAAAAAATGAGTCTCGGGAGTTAACCCTTGACTCATCATTAATTCAACGACATGCTCAAGAGCATTATCACCAATTGTAATCATATTAATTATACTTTAAACCAAAGAACTCATAATTTTTATGTACTGATACTTCATCACCCGCTTTAATTGCAATATCTTCATCTTCATAAATTGCACTAACAGGACATTCAGGAACACACGCTCCACAATTGATACATGTATCAGGATTTATATATAACTGTCCACCAGGAAATGCATCTTTACCTTGTTTACCCACTTCTGAACCTGATCCATCTATATCAATAGGTCCGTGAATACAATCAACCGGACATACATTTGCACAAGCGGTATCCATACAATCAACACAAGCCCCCCCAATAATAAAACTCATGATTTATATTTTTTTATTTTTGTTTGTGTTCTAAAATGAACTGTTTAACACTTTCTTTTTTTTCCTCATTAAAGATATCCTCGAATTTAATTTCTTGTAATCCTTGCTTCTTTTTATAGTCATTTATTGCGGATTTAATAGCGTCCTCCGCCAATACCGAACAGTGTATTTTAACTGGTGGGAGATTTAATTCCTCAACCAAATCCATGTTATCAATCGTTAACGCCTCATCTATACTTTTACCTTTTAACCATTCGGTTGCCACCGACGAAGATGCTATCGCTGAACCACACCCAAAAGTTTTAAATTTAGCATCAAATATAATGTTGTCCACCACCTCAATCTGTAACCTCATTACGTCACCACATTCTGGTGCACCAACCAACCCCGTTCCAACATTTTGTTTACTCTTATCAAGAGTTCCTACATTTTTTGGATTTGAGTAGTGATCCAACACTTTTTCTGAATATGACATATGTTATAAATATCGTTTTTTCTTTTTAAACAGGTCACTAAACTTTTTACCTGGTTTAGTTATTCTTCCTTGTTCATCCATTTCAGGTGCGGCATACATAAAATACGCCATAAGTATACCCGAAATAATCATAAAACCCCCAATAATTTCATATGTTTTCATTGTCATGTGTTTTTTGGTTTCCAAAATTGATACCACTTTCTTTTCTCATTGGTTTTACACATTGAGAATGGATTATCAGTAAAGGTTACTTTATTTAAATACTTTGAAGATAGAACATTGAAAAATATTTCATGGTATTTTTCGGGTATTTCCGCAAAGTCTGCCGTTATTTGTACATTTAACCTTATTGGTGTTCCGTCATCGTCAATTGTAAATGCTTCATATAACGTCACATTATTACTGGTTTTGATATTCATAAAATATCCATTACCCATATGTAAATCAGTCTCTTTTTTATTCATGTTATTCTGTTTCGTGTCCGTAAAATTTTTGATACTCACTATTCACCTTTGGGTATTTTACTAACACCCCTTCTCTCGACATTTCATGTCTCATAATTTCAACATTTAAAATGAAATTTTCCTCACGTAAACTATCTGTTATAGCTTGTAAACTATCAGTTTCAAGTTTATACGTAGTCTCAAATTTATTATATCTTGTATTGGTTGTATATAATAAAAACGTTAAAATAAAAGACGTTAAAGATAAAAAAACTAATAACGTTTTTAACCAATTTCCATTTTTCATATTATAAATCTTTGATTTTATTTAATGTGTCCTCAACATCTTGTTCTGTTAAATAACCAAGTACATCATCTGTGATTGGTGTGTCATATGTTATGTGACCGTCTTTACCAAAGACCGCCAATTCGTATAAACCATCTTTACCACCATAGGTATGGTCACCCTTTACGATACTAGCCCCGTAACCATTTGGAAATTGTACTATACATTGATTTCCTACTCCCATTGGATGAGGTTGGAATATCAATTCGTTGAACGTTGTCGGATTTACGTTGTTTACCGGTCTTATCTTTGTTTGCATTTTTTTGATTTTTTAAACTTTTAACAAAAGCACTGATTAGAAAACTATTCATAATTTATAATTCTTCTACGATTCCTAAAAATTCTGCAAGTATAAATAAAATACCCGCAGTGATAAAATATTGTTGGACTAAAGCCCCACCCGCACCAATTCTAAGTATTGACTTAGCAATACTGATTTTAAAGTGCCAATTTGTTTTTGATTCTTTCTCTTGCATAATAGTACTAATTTAAGAAATTATGTTGATAATTCAAAATTACTTGTAAAATTTCATGATGTGAGATGTTACTCCGATACACCAAGCATTTCCAATCATACGGATTCTTTGTGTATTTGATACACCTTTAACATTGGTATATCCCTTCTCTAAACATTGAAGAACTTCTATATGTTCAATCTTTAAAAGTTCAACATTACCTTTCTTGGTTAGATAATAACCAGTACCGTATCTCTTATCAGTACCTGATTTTTTTCCGTTGTTCCCCAATGAAGTTACAATCGTATTTGATTTTAATTGTTTAGTATATGTTTTAAAGTATTCATACACACCATTTATCTTTCTTCCTCTAAACCCTGCTCCACAAATGGCATTTTTAATCACATCACCCAATTTAATATTTAAATCCTTTGGTTGTGTCACCCCTTCCAAACTTGTCCAAAACAAACGAACTCTATTTTGTGCCGATACTAATGCCGCATCAATCACAATAGGGTTGACACCCATCGCCTTGGTGATTACATTTTCCCATTTAGTTGCCATCTTAACATTTTCTAATAAGAAGTCTAATACAGGTAAACCCATTTTAATTTGTAATGCTTTAATCTCACGATATAATCTCACAAACTCCCAAAACAAATATGAATCACCATCATCTTTAGTGAATACGTGATTATTCTTTTTAAGTTCTGTGTAACTTTTAAGATCTGTAAGTTCCTTAATTTTTGTAGCCATTCCATTTCGACTACCCATCAAAGAAAAATTCTGACAAGGAGAACCCGCCGTAATCATAGTGACATGTACAAAATCAATTGCTTTTAAATTTCTAACATCACCTACAGGAATCGAATCGGGAAATCTTTTTTTCATCACTTTAAGTGCATGAGGGTCAACTTCACTATAGTATTCGGTTTTAACTTTTAAACCTGCTCGTTCAGCAGATAACCTACCCCCACCTAAACCTGAAAATAGGTTTAACATGACAATTTCTTTACGACCTTTGTTAGTCTGATTTTTAGTAATTTCCATTTCTTAAGTTTATTTGTTGACACAAATTTAAGAATAATTCGTGAAATAGCAATAAACTTTTTGATATTTTTTTATACTAATTGTAACCTGTTGGAAATGAGTTAGTTATGAAATCGTATTTTTCTTTTTTCCATACGATGTTTGGGTCACTTTTAAACCTGTCAGATAGGATTTGAGTGGCCTTACCAAAGAGTTCTTCTTGAACTGTTGTGTTCGCCTTACCAAATGATTGAATTAAAGATCCTCTCTTATATTGTAGATTGATTCGTTTACGACCTGTTTGAAGTGCAACATATAGGTATATAACACCATGTGGAAATTGTTTACTCATACAATTTTTCATAGTAAACCCCTCAATTCTAAACTCCTCTTCGGTTAATATTAATTTAGGTTTATATACAACACCTTCAATCAAGATATCTTTCTCAATCATATTAACAAAATCTTCAGATATATCGTACTTAACTCTGTAACCACGTGCAAAGTGAAATTTAATTCCATACCACATTTCAGATGTGTTTTCAAATTCCGAATCGTTCTTGGGTTTAAATTTCAAATATAATCCCCTGTTTTCCAATAATTCTCTTGTCGATAATAATTTGTTAAGACTATAAACTAAAGAATCTGATTTTAATGTGTCACATTCCCATTTGTTAATGACACTAACCATACATTTTTTTTCAGATTCATTTTTTAATTCGTGAATCCTTTTGTTTGGTGGTACGTCAAAACAATGCATTTCCCAAGGTATTAGTTTTATATATTCAAGATGATTATCGCCAAACAATTTACATATGTAATTTAAAGATGCAATATTAATAGGTTTTCCTAAATTTTTATTTAATTCACTTACAAGATATTTTGATTTAATACCATAATAATCCAACACAGACGGTAAGAATTTATAATCGTTCTTTTCTAAAAACTTTTTTCTTGGGTATTCGTTTTGAATGTCGTAGTATACGGTGTCGTGACCTTTAATTCCTTTCACATCCAAATGATAATCAACTATTAAATCATATAATGGATTTATTTGGTACTTGTCAATGTACTTTTTGTTTCTTATTGAATCAAGTTTAATTTTAGAATTCACTTTAGAGTATATTATCTGAAGTAATTCCGCTGTTGCCCTATTATACTTAACTCCCCAATATCCTTTTCTTTTTTCTCCTCTAACAAAACCATTTTCAGATAAATCAAATAGTAATTTAAAATCGTTCTTCTTATGTTTAGTTATATTCCTAAACATCTTTTCTTCGGTTAAATTATCGTTGATGATTTTATATGTTACAGTGAAGTCACCGTTATTAATGTTTAAATTAAATGAATGGGTAAATTCAATTAACTTTCTTGTACCATACCTATTATAATCAAATTGAAATTTGGATTGGAATTCTAAATTGTTATCATCAAAAAATAACATTAGAGTACATTCAGATACCGCACCATACCTCTTATCTATTTTCTTTTGTTCGTGTCTAAATAATAAATCCATATATAAAATATATATGGATTCATTTACATTGTGTAGTTAAAATTCAAATGGAAGTCGATGTCCTTCAAAGATGTCTCCAGCCCTAACAATCTTTTGTTCGGGGACAATTGGTTTTCCATTTATCAAAACAGGAACCTTTTGTTTTTCTTTCCAATTTAATAATCCCCATCTCGCTCGTTTACTAATCCTATCTTCTAATAATAATAAAGCGTCTTTGAAATAGTCTGGTGGGTTTGCATTACAGAAATGACGTTGTTGAAGACATCTACCCGTTTGTATATCAAATTCACATGTAACCCTATTTGAACTATCTTTGTTTCTTACAGATATAACCATTGATTTATCTTTATCCGCATAAGTTGCAACACAATGGTGCATGAATGAACCCTCCTCAACATATTCTTCTTCCCTTTTCAATATATGTGGATACAGTTGTTCAATTTCTCCAACATTATCATCCACAAACTCTAAAGGTTCTTCAACAACCTTAGTGGTTTCATCGTCGTACTTGTATTCTAATACCCAACCCTTTCTAATCGCCGAAACCATCTTTGAGAGTTCCCTATGTTCTTCATTAAACTCCGACATAGTTTTAGCCTTCATAAATAAATTAGGGTCATAGGGTCGTATCTTCGTAATCATATTAAAATGATCCTCAAATAATCTAAATGTGTCCGCCGAAAATGCCCCTCTGATTAGATTATTTGGTATGTAAGATTCCATACTAACTGTAGAATTAATAATTTTAATTATATTCTCCCTTTCAATATCCTTTAATTCATAATTAAATGTATAATTTTTTTTACTTAAAAGGGTTTTGTTGACACCGTCGTAAGTATCGTTACTATTTTTTCTTCTGTCTGATAAGTTAATAACTTCATCCTTAATATTTGCAATGTATTTTGAATAATTAGAGCCTAACATGTTACAAAATCTAACAAACCCCTCAATCTCAATATTTGGATTTAGGTGTAGAATTTTAACTGCAAATTTACTTTTAATACCCAACATATCTAATATTGATGCTAGTAACTTCCTATCATTCTTTTTTAGATATTTTTCGGTTGGATAGAATCTATATAACCAATATGAAACGTCACCATCGGGAACTTTAATTTGTTTCTTTTTGATAAACATACCCATTAAATCTCTAATGAATTGTTCTGGTGTATTTGAATAGTTAATACAACCAAAATCGACATCTAACGCTTCCTGTATTTTAATACTAAATTCTACATTATTAAATGTTTCAGATATTTCTTCATAAAGTCTGGATGTTTTATTAATACTCTTCATTGGGTTGAAAAAAGAGTGTGTTTTTGAAACGGCATTATTCAACGTTTGAAAACCATTTGTAACAAACCTTTGGACGTTTTTCTTACCACTTTTTTCTTTTTCTAAAACCGTGAAGTTCCCCGTTTTTAGATTTATAGTTAACGATATTACATAAAAAGACTTAGTGAAATATATTGAATTGAACTTTCTTCTTTTATATCCGTGGTAAATTTTAATGGTCACTTTATCACCAAATTTTCTTATCGAACGTTCAATTGTTTGAATACCAATTGAACTGAAGGGTCTACCAAAATGTCTTTTAATTTGGTGATCTTTTGTTGTGTCAAAAGAAAAATCACTTTTAACGTTCTGATATGCGTATTGTATTTTAAATGTTTCATGTACTTCCGTATTATCATAAAAAAAATTAAGTTTTCTTTTATGGTACGATAATTTATCTGGAAGTGAATAAGTTCTTCCTGTTATGTCTTTGGTAAAAACACCCCTAATATAGTCCTCATTATTTGGGTCCAACACATCAACCTCATTTAATTCAAAGGTATTTAACGACGATTTTTTGTCCGATAGTTTTGAGTAGTCCTTATATGGGGTTATGGTCGCAAAGGTGAATTTCTGAGTTATTAAGGTTTCCATGTAAGTTAATTGTTAGAATACAAATATACGAAAAAGTATTATAAAATACTTATTAGTATAAAACACACAAATTATGGCAGCAAAAAGTAAAGGTTCCTCTTCATCAATCAAGGTTACTTTCGGTAAAAGAAAGACCGGTAAGGCTCAAAAGAGTTGGGGTCCTAAAGCACAAAAACCTAAGAAGTACAAGGGTCAAGGTCGTTAATTAAGACCTAAGTATGAATTAAGTTTGTGTAAAGTCCAAACTGAATCATCCTGTTGATTATAGATAAAATCCCAAAGGGTTAAATCTTTTGAAACAGGGTGATTTTTGTATTTACAGTATCTCTTGGCACTATTAAAATCCTTAACGGACCAACCAAAGCATTCTTTTGGTTCTCTTATGAAAAGTGAAATGAATTTTCTAAACAATATTAACATAATTTATATTTATTATTTTGGTGATTCCAACCTTTTTATATTTTCTTGTTCGTCTTGTCTATTAAAAATTTCTTTATGAGATAAAATTCTGTGAAACTCTCTATATGCTTGTGGCTGATAGTTTTTTAAATGGTCAACCCCATATTCATACTCAAATAAAATTTCGGAATATCTTTTTTCTTTAGAATCAAATCCATCTGATTGCATTTTCAAATCCATTTGTAATTCATTAATGACGTTTTGTAATGAATCTTCCTTACAGATTGTGGTTGTCACAACGGGTATGGGTTTATCATTAAAATACATTAACGAAACTAATACACCAAATAGGGAAATAATCGCCCCGAATGCTAATATACTTGTATCTCTATTTTCCATATTAATACCCTTCTTGTATTTGAAATCCAACCATATATGTTAACCACCTAACAGTTAACCCCCAAGATGGTGAGTAGACACCAGTCTCAAGAAACGTTTCTTTATTATGAAAGAAAACAATTGTTGGTAAGATAAACCAATGATGCTTCTTGTTATAAACAAAGAAATCTTTAAGATATATTTTTTTCTTCATTTTATTTATTTTTTTATAATGTAACAACCTGGAGGTAAACCCGAGTCATCATTTGTATACCTTAAATTAATGTCTAATTGTTGATTGGTTACGGGATGGTTTAAGAATTCAGGTATGTCTCTTTGTTTAAAAAATACTCTAATTGCATCTAAGGATTCATATAGACCAGAATCATCAAATATAATGTATCCACCTGGTTGTACCTTATCGTATAATTCTTCTAAAGTTTCTAGTGTGGCGGAAAATGCATCCACATCTATTCTTAATAATGATACTTTTTCTATTCCAGATGTTGGTAGAGTATCTTTAACAAATCCTTTTAAAAATTTAATTCGTTTGTCATCACCTAATCCGTATGTTTTAAAGTGTGATTGAACTTCCTCTAAACTAATGGCTATCGGACCAACAGAATTGTGTGTGTATTGATCTGTATGTCTTTCCCTATCATAACTATGTTTAGCAATTTCAATAGGTTGGAACCCTTCATATGAATCACATACCCAAATATTTTTATCCTGAAAAACATGACTTAAAAATATTGAAAATCCACCCCTCCAAACACCACACTCTACTATATCCCCATCTACTTTGGATATTTCAGAATGATGGTTGAATATCGTTTTAAATTCATCGGGGCGAACCATCGTAATTTTGTTATCAATTAGATGTTTTATCAAATCTTCATAACTTGTAATTGTATCCATCTTATTTATTTTTTTTAGGTTTTCTAATGTAATCCAATATAATGTTAAATGACCCAAGACTAATTACTCCCCACCCAAAATATTTAACCAATTCAGGGTCAGCACCTTTTAATCCATATTTTTCAATTAAGATTCCCGTAAGAATCAACATCACATAAATGACTTGTTTTATTTTCATATTCAATATTTTTACTAATATACGGAATTATTATTAAAAATCCAAATAATTATCAATATGGTACACATTAATAATCAAAGTTTTCCAGCCGAATATCTAACCACATCAGAAGAGAAACAAAGAGGTATGATGGGTAGAGATAGTTTAGAGGGTTGTATGGTATTCAAAATGGGTAGAGGCCACCATACGTTTTGGATGAAAAATTGTTTAATACCACTTGATATTGTGTTTGTTATGAATAATCGAATCAGTCACATACACCCGAATTGTGAAGTTCCTGATTCACATAGAATGAACCCGCCGAAATACACTGGTATGGGTGACCACATTATTGAATTCCCCGCGGGAACATCCAAAAATTGGAGAGTTGGTGACCGAGTTGCTATGTATTTGGGGACTCCTCAGAATCCAGTACGACCATCTTATTCATAAACTCATACTTCACTCTTGGTTTTACCTTTTCAAACACCCAAAAATAACTATGGTATTTTCTTGCGTGTTCTTGTTTAGTCCATTTGGTACCAAAACTATTAATTCTCACGTTTGAATTTAAAATAAACAAATCTCTTGGGTAGAACCCTATTTCCATGGCCATATTCATAATCAAACAATGTGAGAAGTGGTTCTTACCACCGGATACCGTGTCTTGACATTTCATGACCACATGACCACCTTTCTCACAAATTCTGTATAATTCCTTCAACGTGTTGTAATAGTTGACTGTGAGGTCGTTATATGTGTTGTAACCCTCAAACCTTTTAGCCATAATAGAACTACCATCTTTATTATCTCTATAGGTTTTACCAGCAATAACAAATGGAGGGTCGTACATTATATTTTTCATTGATCCGTCCCCAAATGGTAAATTCTCAGAACTTGCTTGAACTACGTCTTCATTCACAGGATACAAATCAGATTTAAACTTTGGGGATGGTAGGTCTTTCCAAAATGCTCCCTTAGAATAGGTACAATCCAAATCGAATTGTTCTATATTATATAAAAACATAATGTTTTTAATCGTGTCAAAATTTGAATTGTAGACACTTTTTACTGGTTTGAAATCTTTATCCATTACTTCTATTGATTTTTTGTTTAAAATTGTTTATACTTTATTAAAATATAGAGAATAAATTTCAATAAAACAAAATATTTATAAAAAAACAACAACTATGGGATGCGGATGTAAAAAACCAAAACAAGAACAACCTACTCAACCTCCGGTTTCGATTAGGTTAACAGAAGTACAACAAACTGCGAGTCAACCAACTCCACAAGCAACAAGTACTAATAATCAATAATTAATATTATATCATCTATTCTTAGGTGATATTTTTTATAATAAGGGTATATAAAAATTTATATATATAATACAATATGAAAGTAGAAATGAAATTAACAAGTGTACATGTCTTAGATGGTATTTACAAAAAATTTAAAATAAACGCAATAGATGGTAGCATAAATCTTCAAAAATTAGTAAATCGTTCTTTGGATTTATATGTTAAAGATGAAAAATTTAGAGACACGATTAATAACTATACTGATTTAGCAGTAAGTGGTTCAAAATATTAATATGAGTAAAAAGAAAATTTTATTATTATCAGATGATTTAAGAATGACAAGTGGTATTGCCACCATGTCAAAAGAGATAGTACTTGGTACTGTTGATAAATTTGATTGGGTACAATTAGGTGCAGGTATTAACCATCCTGAAAGTGGAAAGGTTGTAGATTTAAATGATGATGTAAGAAAACGAACTGGTGTTAATGATGCTAATGTTAAAATTTATGCCAATAATTCATATGGTGACATTTTTTTATTACGAAAATTAATTAAAGATGAGAAACCAGATGCAATTTTACATTTTACAGATCCACATTATTGGGAATGGTTATACGATTCTGAACATGAAATAAGACAACTCGTACCAATTCTATATTATCACATTTGGGATAACTTACCAGACCCATCTTATAATAGAAATTATTACGAAAGTTGTGATTGGTTAGGGTGTATTTCTAAACTAACATATGGTATTGTTAGTAGGGTTGGGGGTTTGACAACCAAACCTTCTTTTAAACCACTAGAAAAATGGCAAGTTAGTTATGTACCACATGGTATTAATCAAAATCTTTTTAAACCATTGGATAAAATATCTGATGATGTTAAAACACTTGTGAATGGGGATAAAGAATATGATTTTATTTTATTTTATAACAGTAGAAACATAAGAAGAAAACAACCATCTGACGTAATTTATTCATACAGAAAGTTTTGTGATAAATTAACTAAAGAACAATCAAGTAAGTGTCTTTTATTAATGAAAACGAATCAAGTGGATAATAACGGTACTGATTTAGGTGCTGTGGTTGATACATTATGTAAGGATTATGATGTTAAAATTTTTGAAAATAAAATAGAACAAGAGACATTAAATGAATTGTATAATATTTCTGATTGTACAATAAACATTTCAAATAATGAAGGGTTTGGTTTGGGTACAACTGAAAGTTTAATGTCGGGAACACCAATCATTGTTAATGTCACTGGTGGTCTACAAGATCAATGTGGATTTCCTTTAACTGCAGATGATTATATTGAGGTTGGTTCGTTACATCAAACAAACAGCGGGGTGACTGGTGAATGGGTAGTACCTGTTTGGCCATCAGCAATTAATTTAAACGGTTCACCAATAACTCCTTATATATTCGACGATAGAGTGAATGATGATGAAGTTGCCGATGCAATTATGACAGTATATAATTGGGGTCGTAAGGAAAGAAAAGAAAGAGGAAAAAAAGGTAGAGAATGGGCAATTGAAAATTTATCATCAAAAATCATGTGTGATAAAATGTCCGAAGGTATTGAAACAACGTTAAAAAACTATAAACCAAAAGAAAGATTTAATTTATATAAAGTAATATGAGTAAACCGATAATTTTATTTAGAGGACCAGTTAAAACAAGAAGTGGTTATGGTGCACATTCAAGAGATTTACTGTGGGCATTAAAAGAAATAGATTTGTTTGATATTAAAATAGATAGTTGTTTATGGGGGTCAACACCATTAACCGCATTGGAGGATGGTAATGAGTTTCATGAATGGATTGAAGAGAATACCGTTACACAATTTAATGGTCTTCCCGAAATTTACATTCAAGTAACTGTACCAAATGAATTTAAAAGACTTGGTAAATTTAATATAGGTGTAACTGCGGGTATCGAAACAACGGTCGCACCAAAAGATTGGATTGACGGTTGTAATGTAATGGATATGATTATTACAACATCAAATTTTTCAAAAGAGGTTTTATTGTCAACTGTTTATAATGAAAATGATAAAAACACAAATAGATTAATTAAACAACATAGAATCGATAAACCTATTAATGTTTTATTTGAAGGTGTAGATAAAAAAATTTATAACAATAATGTAAATGATACTTTTAAATTAGATATTGAAGAGGATTTCGCTTATCTTTTTGTAGGTCACTGGTTAAAAGGAAGTATTGGTCAAGATAGAAAAGATGTTGGTATGTTAATTAAGTGTTTTGCTAATTCTTTTAAAGATGAAATAGATAAACCGGCTTTAATATTAAAAACATCTTCAGCATCATTCTCGGTTAAAGAACGTGAAAATTTAATCAATAGGATTCAAAAAATAGTTGGTGACGATAAAGTACCGGTATATCTTTTATTTGGTGATTTAAAGGATGAAGAGATGAATGATTTATATAACCACCCAAAGGTAAAGGCAATGGTTTCCATAACTAAAGGAGAAGGTTTTGGTAGACCTCTATTAGAATTTACAATGACAGGTAAACCTGTGATTGCATCTAATTGGTCGGGTCACAAAGATTTTTTACCGATGGATTATGCCGCAATGATTGGTGGTAAATTAACAGATGTGGATGTAAGTGCACAGGACAATTTTATAATAAAGGATTCAAAATGGTTTACTGCAAATTACGATGAATTTATTCATGTATTAAAATTAGTCAAATCGAACTATGATGAGTTTTTGATTAAGTCTGAAAAATTAAGAATTATGAATTCAGAAAAATTTACATTAGACAAAATGAAAGAACTTTTAAAATCTTATATGGAACCACATTCAATTATTTCAAAACAAATTAATTTGATGTTACCTAAATTAAATAAAATTAAATAATATGCCAAGGAAAAAAAAGACATCAACTAAGGTTGAACTTGAAAACACCATTCAATATTTTAGTCCATGTGAATGGGTAGTACAATTTGACAACGACGAACCAGTTGTCTTTACCGAGGCGGATGAAAACTCAACGAACAAAGAAGTTATAATCACATTAGGTAATGATAGTAATTCATATATAAAATTTACAGATCCAAACACAGGTAAGTTTTTTAAATTATTTGCTAGAGAAAAACTATCATGAAAAAATTTATATTTTTTGAAGGGATGGTTAAAGATACCTATGTGTTTAATAACATAGATACTGTTAACGTTGCTGGTGGTGTAAGGACATTAAGGGCAATGTGGACTCGTGAGGCGAATGAAGATTTAAATCAACATCATGGAATTGACGCGGAAGCCGAACTAACAAGAATAATGTCAGAAGAAATTGCGAGAGGTATTGATGAAGATGTAATAAGAACAATAACAAGAAGAATAAATGGTGGTGATAATCATGGTATTGATTATCTAAATCATTGGTTAAGAATAGGAGACAATAGAGCATGAAATGTGACAGACATATTTGGGACACGGATGATATAGAATGGTGTTGGAGGTGTGAAGAATTGACAGCAAATGAATATAAAAAAAATCTTAAAAAAACTATGAAGATACTTGTAACTGGCGGTGCGGGTTTTATTGGTTCAAGTTTAATTAAGCTTTTAATTAAAGAAGGATATATTGTTCATTCATTAGACAATTACAATAGTGGATTACATGAGAATGAAATCATTGGTTGTAATTACCATAATGGTGATATAGAACAAATTGATTTAATGGATAAAGACTTTGATTTGATATACCATTTTGCAGCATTAAGTAGAATTCAACCCTCATTTAACAATCCATCTGAAACGTTTAGAGTTAATGTGACAGGTACACAACTTGTTTGTGATTTTGCTAAAAAAATTAATAGTAAAGTTATTTACTCAGGTTCATCATCTCGTTGGCACAATCCACATATATCACCATACGCATGTTATAAACATATGGGTGAGGAGATATGTAAAATGTATAAAGAGGTTTATAAATTAAACATAGAAATTGCTAGATTTTATAATGTGTATGGTCCAAATGAAATTATGGATGGTGATTGGGCTGCGGTTATTGGACTGTGGAGAAGACAAATTAGAGATGGTCAACCAATAACAATTGTAGGTGATGGTGAACAACGTAGAGATTTCACTCACATAGATGATATTGTTGATGGGTTATATAAACTTGGATTTACTAATGAGAAACACGAAGACGGTTGGGAATTTGGTACTGGATTTAATTATTCCATCAATGAAATTTCCCATATGTTGGTGGATAGGTTTGGGTGTGAGGTAAAATATATTCCCAATCAAAAAGGTAACTACCAAGAAACTTTAAGAGAGAATAATGATGCATTAAATAAATTAAATTGGAAACCTCAAGATAGATTAAAACAATATATTAATAGTTTATGAAAATAAGTTACGCAATAACAGTTTGTAATGAACTGGAGGAGATAAAGAGATTAGTTCCGTTCCTATTAGAACACAAGAGAATTCATGACGAGATAGTAATATTATATGATGAAAATAATGGTAATAAAGAAATATTAGATTTCTTATTACCATATAATATCAAACCAAATGTACAAACTTGGAGAAGTATTGATTGGAACAACAACTTTGCCGATTGGAAGAATAAATTAAATGATTACTGTACTGGTGATTACATTTATCAAATTGATGCTGATGAAATGATTAGTGAGTACATGGTTAAAAATCTTCATGAAATATTAGAATTGAATCCCAACGTTGATTTAATATTTGTACCAAGAATTAATACTGTTTCAGGTATCACATATGAACATGTTGTTAAGTGGGGTTGGAGAGTTAATGAAAATGGATGGGTTAACTTTCCGGACGCACAGGGACGAGTATATCGTAAAGGAATGACATGGTACGGTAAAGTTCATGAACGAATAGTTGGTGGTCAGAAATTCTCATCATTACCATTGGATGAAGAATATTGTATTCAACATCATAAGACAATTGAACGTCAAGAAAAACAAAACAATTTATACAATTCATTATGAGTTATCAATATCCGGAACATTTTAAATATCCCGAAGGAGAACGTTATTTCTTTTTAAATCATGTAGATGCGTGGGAACATTTTTTACCTAACTATGGTGATGAACCAAGAGTGTGTTTAGAAATTGGTGCGTTATATGGTGGATCTTCAGTTTATATTCTAGAGAACTTTTGTAAAATGAATGGTTCTCAACATTATATCATGGATATTAATACAAATGAGTTTATTGAAAATAACATTAAACCATACGATAATAAGGTTACATACATTTTAGGGGAATCGGCCGATAGTTTTAAAATGTTTAATCATAATGGTGAAACAAAAGAATTTTTAGATTTTGTTTATATTGATGGTAACCATATGTCAAAATATGTTTTAGAAGATGCTGTAAATGCATTTTACTGTTTAAAAAATAATGGTTACATTATATTCGACGACTATGGTGGTGGACTTGAACAAGAACAATATTTACAGGTTAAAACAGGGGCGGATGCATTTTATCATGGTTATCACAAATATTTAGAAATAGTACACAATGGTTACCAAGTTATTATGAAAAAAATAAATTATATAAATGAAAACGATTTAAAAGAAAATTATTATAAAGTATGAGTTGGTATAATAGAGTACATGAAAGAATTATCGGTGGTAGTAAATTTGCGTCATTACCTGATGATGAAGAATATTGTATTCAACACCATAAAACAATTGAAAGACAAGAGCGTCAAAATAATTTATATAGTAGAATTTAAAAATAATGAATATTAGTTTTGTTTTGGCGGTTTATAATAGATTAGAATTAACAAAAGAATGTTATAGTAGGTTACGCAAAATCTATCCGAGTGCTCCGTTGGTGATTAGTAGTGGTGGTTCATCTGATGGAACTAAAGAATGGTTAGAATCTTTGGATGATGATAACCTTTCATATATTCATGATGATGAGAGATTGACGTTTTCAGACAATTACAATTCAGGTATAAAACTTGTTGATACTGAAAAATTAGTTCTTATACATAATGACATGGTAATTGGTGAAGGATTTTTAGAATCAATTGAAAGATTACTTACTCCTGATATGTTATTATCATATACCACAATTGAGCCACCAATATTTGAAGGTCATAAAAGACCAGGTAAAGTGATATTAGATTTAGGTTCTAACTTTTTGGATTTTGATGACCGTAAGTTTAATGAATATGTTCATCAATGGAAAGATAGTGATACCCTATATTCAGGTGCAGTTTTCTTTATGAGTGGTTATAAAAAAATGTTTGAGGATGTGGGGGGATTTGATGGGTTTAGTTTTAAACCATGTTTTTGTGAAGATGACGATTTCTTAATTAGAGCAAAACTTAAAGGTTATAAGTTAATGACTTGTGAAAGTGCAATCACATATCATTTTGTTTCCCAAACTTCAAGGTTCAATGATGAGATTAAAAATGATAGACATAAAATTGAATTCAACTCTAATAAAAATTTTATTAGAAAATGGGGTATACCAATCAAATCATTTAATGAGTTAAGATATTGGGAGGATTCTATATTTAAATTTGAAACTTTTAATATGAGTTTAATCACTCGTAATAAAAATAGGTTAGGTCAATTAGAACCTTTTTTTGATAAGATTTTTGTTGGTGATATTCCAGAAGATTATATTAATGAAGAACAACCTAACACGAATTACGATTTAAAATCAAAATTCACGTTTGTTAACATATCTGATGTATTGATATATGAGATAAATGAGTTTACTGACCAAGACATATACACCCTCTATACGTTACGATTGTCCATTCCACATTATGAACCAGGTGAGTATGAGATTGGTAATATGAAAATTGTTATAAAGAAAGATTTTCAGACTCCGAAAGCGTAATTACCAATGTGTTTAATATCTTTACTTAATACAGTGTCGATATAAACATCGTATCCTAACTTCCTAAGTTTAGCAAGAAGATTAAAATCTTCACCATACCAATCTTGACTGTCCTCTTTATATGTGAACTCAAAGTATGGTTTAATCAATTTACTGAACACATTTGTTTTCATTAACATACATCCCATACCAACTCCTTCGACTTTAACAAGTCCATCTATCTTATCTAGTGGTAACCACGTATCCCAATCACTTACGTCCGTGTATGCGACCGTTTTATCTCCTTTGGTACGTTTCATATAGTTACATGCAATGATGTCCTTATTGTGTTCTAAAAGACGTAATGCGGTGGTTGATGGGAACATCATATCACTATCTAACCACAACACATAGTCAGATTTAACTTCTTTAGCTTTTTCTATTAATTTTTCCCTTTGGTTTAATAGAATTGTACTTGAATCGTAAAACAAATAAGTATCAATCCCCATTTCTGATGTTGTCTTCATTAATTGAGCTAAACAATATGAAAAGTGTGCATGTACCATGTCTCTTGTTGGTACTAAAATTGATAATTTGCAAGTTTTACCGTCCCATATGGAACTGTTATAGAATGATTTACTCATAGTCCTGGAATGTCGTTTGAAATGTCATCTGATTGATGTGTAACCTCTCTACCCAATTTAACCATCTCTTCAATTCGTTTCATGACCAATTGAAAATCTTTAATAGGGAAGTTACTGATTATTGTGTATGTACCTCTTGAAAAGGAATTGGTTAATAGAATATCAATTGCGGCAATTCGAGCCCATTTTTCAATGAGTGCCCATCTTGATATGGTTTCGTCGTTGTTAAGGATACCCTTTAAGGTATCTTCATTATATTGACTATAAATTTCTAATAGGATTTGTAACTCTTCTCTTTTAGATGATGAGAAGATAGATAGGAATTTTAACCATTTAATACGTTTAACGAATAGTATTAGTTTGTCTTTATCAAATCCAATACCATTCCATTTAATGTAATATAGTTCGTATTTACTTGGGAAATTTTTATAATTAATATCCATAATCTGATATTAATATAAGTAAAAAAATTGAAAATGTAAAATTAATATGTGAATGAAGATGACATTCCACCAAAATCGGTACCTTCTTGTGTTGTACCTGAGGCTGCAATATTTGTGTTTTGTGCTACTGAACCTGATAATTTAGAACGATTTACACCTAATGTTGAATTTAAACCAACGTTTGTAGTGGCTAGACCCATCGCTCCCGCAATTCTACCCATACTTATTTCTGATCCTGTTGCTGGTATAACACTAACTAAAGCCATTTCTTATTTAAATTATATTTTATAAATACCTATCATATCTTTTTATCAACATGATAGGTATTATATTCTTCTATTATTTTATTTTGGCTTCAAGTGCCTCAACTCTCTCTAACAATTCTTTATTTGTTTGGATTAACAAAGCGACCAATTTTTCATATTTAACAGCTTTATAACCATTATCTCTTGTTGTTACAACTTCAGGTAGAACTTTCTCAACTTCTTGAGCTATCACCCCTATGTCGTGACCTTCATTCTCATGAACTCCTTCCATTGGAATCCAATCGAAAGAGTATCCATTGATTTGTTTTAATATATCTAAAGAATTTGGTATTGTCAACACATTCTCCTTTAATCTTTCATCAGAACTGTAGAATGCAATAACGTCGTTGGTTGCTCTAATGAGACCTGCTGTTGCACCTGCTGCCGTTCCAACACCTAAAGCGTTAAATTGAACATTTGATGATGTTGCCACCGCTTGACCGATTGAGAACGTAACTGCTCCTGTTGCAGCACTTACACCAACACCTGTACCCGCTACCGCCGATGTTACAGCGGTTGAAAGATATCCAGCACCATTGGTTAATTGGTTATTGTTAGTAATAGTATTTGTGATTGTAACTGCTCCTGTTGCACTTACGTTTGAACTTAAACCTGTATTTGTTGTGATTGACGTTACACCTGCGTTTGTTAATGTCACAGTACCTCCTAACGATACCGCACCACCACCACTCATACCTGTTCCTGCTGAAACCGTTACAGATGAGTTAGTTAATTTACCGTTAGCAACCGATGCGTCAACTAATTGAGATGCATTTATTGTTTTGTTTGTAAGTGTTTGTGTACCAGTTGTTGTAACAATTGGTACTTCGGCACCAGTCAAACCAGCTTCCCACACATCCGCAGTTTCGTCCCATATTAAACTTGCATTTGTAGATGTTCCTCTTTCAATTTCAATACCACCATTTTGTGATGGGGTACCTATTTCATCTGAATTAAGAATTAAAATGTTATCTCCAATATTAACCGTATTTGAATTAACCGTAGTTGTTGTACCATTAACAGTTAAATTACCACCAATTGTAACTGTTGTACCATCATCAGTTACTAATGAGTTAACCATAGTTCCTGAACTGAATTTACCAAGTACGTTGTTTGTACCCGATACTGTTACCGACGTACCTGATGTACCTGCCGTTCCTGAAGAACCACTAGAACCTGAAGTTCCTGAAGAACCACTAGAACCTGAAGTACCAGCCGTTCCTGATGAACCACTAGAACCTGAAGTACCGGCTGTTCCTGATGAACCACTAGAACCTGAAGTACCAGCCGTTCCTGATGAACCACTAGAACCTGAAGTTCCTGATGAACCACTAGAACCTGAAGTTCCTGATGAACCACTAGAACCTGAAGTACCAGCCGTTCCTGATGAACCACTAGAACCTGAAGTTCCCGCTGTTCCTGAAGAACCAGCTGTTCCTGAAGAACCACTAGAACCTGACGTTCCTGAAGTTTGTGATGTATATGTTTGTCCGTTTAATTTTAAATCACCAAGGATATTAACGGAACCTGTAAAATTATGAAAGTCTAAAGAATCGTTACCGAATGTATTCGAACCGCTCAATGTAGACTCTGTCACATAATAAACAGATGAACTCACAATATATTGTTGAGCTGTTAAGTTTCCCGTAACAAATAAATCACCGTTTATTGTTTGGTTTCCTTGAAAAGTGTTGGAACCCGTGGTTGCTCCACCACCAACGCTACCTTCAATGTTTGCTCGTAACGTACCCGTTACAATCAAATCACCTGTTATTGTTGCTGAACCTGATACCATTAAGGAACCGGTTACTACTGGATCAAATATATTCATATCTTATATTGTATTATACAACAATAAATACTTCAATATTTTTATTTGGGACAAAGAAATCTAAAATAATATAAAATTTATTTTGTCGATTACACTTTTTGATGTTATTTTTTTAGAACATTCAAATTCTCTCTCAGTTCCTTTGTGAATTGGGCACCAATTCCAATCTCCTGGATTAAATTCATGGGTTGACCAACAACCATGACAAACTTCTTTATTAATAATACGTGACACTCCACCCTCTAAAGGTTCTAAGTCGATATCTGTGAATCCTGAAATTATTATTGTAGGAGTATCTGTGGCCCAAGATAACCAACTTAAACCACTACTAATTCCAATAAATAATTCAGACTCTTGTAGTGTTTTCATAATGGTTTCTAAAGACCCAACAGGTTGTTGAGTGACTCCTTTGGGGTTTATATTACCCATATACCCATCTTCTTCTTTTGATAATAATCTAACCTCATACCCTTTCTCTGTTAAATAATCAACAACTTCTTGCCAACCAAGTGGATTATTCCAATATTTTGCCTGTGCGGTCGAATGTATGGCTATACAAACCCTTTTTTGTTTTTTAACTTTAAATTTCTTTAATTTTGGTTTTTTCTCCACATATTTTAATCCTAAAATATCGGATGGTATTTTTAACAATGGTAAACTTTTTGGGTCGTATGGGTGATATGTCAAATCAATCTCCCTATTTTGTCCATTTCCTTTATAAAAAACACCCAATCTATATAATGCATTTATGTTTGAAACACTAGAACCCGGTTCAACAAATTCAATGTCAGGATATTGGTCCTTAAATAAGTAATTGTGGAAAGTAGAACAAATAACCCTTACCTCTTTATCTATTTTGAATTTTTCAACATATGGCATGAAGGCTAACGTGTCACCAAGTGATTTACTTTCAAAACAAATAAACACTCTTCCTCCTTTAACCACTATCGGATACTCTCCGTAAAAATCATTATCAACACCCTTAATGGTTATTTTCCAATCAACATAATATTTTATAGCACATCTAGACCAATGATTACTTTTTAGGTTTGTTTGATATTCAACTTTATTATTTTTTAAATTAATAAATTTAACTTCGTACAAATAATCACCATCTTCTTTAATTTCAACAAATGGTCCATCAATATTATGAATTGACACTTGTCTATTTGTGTTGATGTTTTTTCTTGTTAATTTATTCTTTCTTCTAAATTCATCATAATCGTCTTTTAGGTATTCATCAAAAACGTTGAGTCCTTGGTAAAATACTTTGGCTCTTTCTCCTTTATTATATTTCCCAACCTTTAAAATTGATGACTCACCCCTTTTAATTGTATAGAAAGATTTAAAATCACCATAATTTACTTCAATCAAATAATCTTTGTCTGCTGGTTTTTCATGAAATCCAGAAAGAAAGTGGAAGTATAGGTTTTCTTGTTCGTCACCAACTAAATAGATTTGAAAACGAGCACCACCTCTATCCATACCGTCTCTGTTCCAAACCGCTTGGGTGTTTAATTCATTACTGTTTGCAATATATTTTGATATGAATATACTATCTGTAACCTCTTTTAGATGTTGTAGGAAAACTCTTTCTAACTGCCATCCCTTTGGTCTATTTGCAAAATATTCGTACTTTGAATTAACTTTATCAATTACCTGAATTGCAATGTCAGTTTTAATTGAGAATATGAATGTTGCACAATATTCAGCAAAATGTTTGTCTTTACTTGAACCCTCGTTATATTCATATAATATAGCATCGTAATTTCTACTGTACTCTAAAAATGCTTGTCTATATTGTATGGGGTCAGGTATGTTATCATATTCAAAGAAATGGATATGTTTTTTACCAAGTGTTTTAACAAACTTAAACGCGTTTCTCATTGTACACCATATAGCATAATCATGATGAAATTCGTTTTTATTTTCTGCTTTCCATAAACCCATGTCAGTCCATCGACCACTGTTTACACCATATTGTTCAAATTCAGATTCCATTAATAAATCATTATTTTTATCGAACAAATAGTAATCGACCATTTTTTGTATTTCAGGTTTAACCGCATAGTGACCGGTTAATAAGATTGGAATATTAAATTCTTTTAATATTTTAATTAAACTAATTAAGTCATTCTCTTTACTTACCGTGTCAGTCCAACAATCGATAACAAAAATATCATCTTCAAAAATCATGTATTATATTTTAACGTTTTCTAATTAATATTATTCCATTAAGGAATGTTATGGATTCAATGTCCGTTCTACAATCTGATTGTTCTTTTAATAATGTTTCCGTACACCAATCTTCTCTTCTTGCATGAACATTTGGTTTATCGAGATTCATTACCCCTCTAAAATTTACATCATCGGTTAATCTTTTAAAATATTCCATCATTGTTGTTTCTTTAAGATAACCACCTTCCCAATGACTCCAATATGATGTTGCACAATCTTCAACAATATATATACCACCCGATTTTACAGATTGAAATAAATGTTCAAATGAAAATATCACGTGACTATTCATATGTGAACCATCATCTAATATCATGTCAAATGGTCCGTATTGTTGCCAAATTCTTGATAGGAAGTTACCGTCAGCTTGTGAACCTATCTCAACTGATATACCTGATTCCTCATACTTCTTACAATCAGGGTTAATATCGATACCTAATATATTGGAACGATAGAAATATTCTTTCCATGTTTTTACAGATTGTCCGTCTAATACACCAATCTCCATGATGTTTAGTTTATCATATCTTTTGAATGGAAGATAATTAGAGTATTTATCACAATAATTGTGACAATCGGAACTTTTATCAGTTCCATAACTTTGTGCTATTTTGTTTAATGTACTCATCTTGTAAAATATATCATTTGTAATTTGTTATTTCCACCCATAAATAAAAGATATGATTGGAACCCCAATCCATTCATTCTATCTATTAATCCTTGCCTTAGTTCTTCATTGTAGTTCAATTGACCGTGGTGATATTCCATTGCAATGTTTTTAACTTTCATTAAATTATCATCCGATATACCAGCAAAAGCATGTAGTTCGGCACCCTCAATATCAACTTTAAGAAAATCAATCTTGTCAACTAAACCAGTTTCAAAAAGATAGTTTAAAGTATATGTTCTAACGGGATAATTCACACTATCACCTGAACCGAGTAATGTTGATCCACCTAAGTGTTCTGATTGATACAATATAAATTCATCAATGGTATCGGCCATTGCGGCATTAAACAATATGGAACGTGGGTCGGCATTTAATGATAGTAATTTGAAGTATCGTTTATCAGGTTCAAATGAAATTACTTTACTAGCACCTTGACTATATGCCCATCTGTTGAATATTCCAACATTACCACCTAAATCAACAACCACATCTCCTTCATTGATTGTTTTTTGTCTGTCCTTATAATAATCTAACAGATTAAATATTTCGTGATAAATGGCTCTGAACCAACCATACTTGTTTGCTATTTCAATCGTACCTCCTTGAACATCTTTAATGTCTCCTAAATTTTCAACTTTGTAAACATCGGTGTAGAATTGTTCTGATTTATAAAATGAATTGTTTTTCATCATTGTAATGAATTCAATCATCTTGTCAGATATTTCAGCATGTTTATTACCATGAAAATAAATGATTTTAGATTTATCTTTTGGTATGAATTGATAACCAAATATCCTATTGAAATTTTGTGGACCTTCTTCATTCCAAAACTTATAAAAGTGATGTAACATTTCATTAGTGTTACCTAAGTCACCATCATAACCCGATGTGTCAAAGTTTGATAGTGGTAAGAACTTATCACATCCATATTTCCATCTCATTGCGTTATCGATACCCTCATCATTCCAGAGATATAGACGTTTATAATCTTTAGGATTATTCTCAATTACTTTTGTGTAATGTTCAAGAATTTCCGTAAACCATTTATGACAATTTGAATTATAAATGTAGAAACAAATATGTGCATAAGGATTTCTTTTAGTAATTTTCCATTCGTTAGCTAATTGTTCATTGAATAGTTGTGAGTCCTTACCATCATTGTAGGTTCCAAAAAATTCCGTTTGAACATGAATGTCGGGAATTGGGTATGTTGTTAATTGTGAGAAATATTCTTTTACATTATCAACATTATGATTCACAACTACATCACCATCAATCCACACATAGTTATCAAAACCATAATCCAATGATTCTAAACATGCATGTTGTTTCCAATACCACTTATCATGTTCAGATATTTTTGGTGGGTTAATTGTTTTTTTAATCACGTTTGGATAATCAAATGGTACTTCACAATCAACACCATACACTATAATTTTATGTCTTGAGAATTGTAACAATGATTGAACTAATTTTTCAATGACCGGCATATATTGTAAATTACCTGTGGTTACAAATGCAAAATGTTCATTGGTTCTTTCTAATATATCAGTAGCACCTTTAGCTATAGTGTCCCAATTAAAATTTTCATGAATGGTTTTAGATTCGGTTAGAGCCAAAACTTTATGTTGTTTACTATTCTCGTAAGCATTTCTTAATTGAGATTTTAAATTTTCCCAATCGGGTTCACAGTAATCACCTGGAAAGTCTTTGTGTTCGTGATTTGCGGGTGTTAAACCTTTAATATCCACGGGTAGACCACCATCTGATGTAAATTGTAATTGTCCACCCCAATTTGAGTATATGGAGGGTGTACCACAAGCCATAGCTTCTATTAATGGTAAGTTCCAACCCTCACTTCTTGCACACGAAACAAACACGTTAGCTTCTTGTAGATATCTAACATATTCATCTCTTGATGGAAAATTTATGAACTTAATCTTCTTAGTGTCAATACCATAATGTTTAATTCTTTCCTCAGTTGTTTTTAAGCCGTCCGAAGGATATGGATTTTCAACCGAAGCGATTAATTCAACATTGTCAGTATCTTTAAATTCTTCTGAGAATGCTTGTAAAATTTCGGTAGTCCCTTTTCTCCATTCCCATCTACCAAACAATACAAATTTAGTCTTCTTTGTTTTTATTGTTTTGTTTGTAGGTTTAAAGGTATCAACATCAACCCCTTCGGGTACTATAAAGACTTTTTCTTTGGGATAACCTTGTTCCACAATACAATCATACTGCCATTGTGATGGTACCCACATCTCATCAAACGTGAGTAATCTTTTAAAGAAACCATCACTAAATCTTGTTGACTCCCAAACACAATATGCGATTTTATAACCCTCGTAATTGTCATAATAGTAATGACTGTTATTCTCCATCAATACAATGTGAACATCGGGTATAAAGTTGGGGTCGTGTCCGTAAATTGGATAATCGGTTCTTGAGTTATCCCCATTAATTAGTGTTTGTTGGTGTAACATTTCCTTCATCTCATCCGTAATGTAGGATTCCCCGTCATGTGGGGTGTTGTTATAACCTGACCAACTACCCCCAACGGTTAAATTTCTAACTTTAACTTGGTGGTATTTGTTAAGTGCCGTGAAGAATGAACGTGCATGATTGGCATAACCAGTAGTACCAATAAAGGGGGCGTGTGCTAAGATTTTCATTATAGATAATATAGAGAAAATCCACGAAAATATCAAATAAATTGAAAAATTATATTAGGAAAAAGAATTCTGGACGTGTTCTTTTTAAATTAGATAACTCTGTATCATTTAAATCCATATGGGTAAAATTATTATTATTTGGAGTTAATATTTTAAATCCCTTTAATTCTTTATAATTTAAAAATAAATCATATATATAATCTTTATAAATAAAATCAGGTTTCAGATTATAATCTCCTTTAATTTGATTTATAAATCCATTGTTACATATGACAACAACAACCCTACTATAGTTGTATCCATTTATATCATATTCTCTAAGTTCCAAAAGATTTTGATGGGAGTTGACTCTACCACAGTTATGTAATCTAAATAACATTTCATAACTATAATAACAATTTAAATCAACCCAATAATACCCAACTCCATTTTTTCTATAGTCTAAAATTATATTATTTTTTTCCACATAATTAAATGTTGTAAACATTTTTTCGTGCAACTTATACCAATTTGAATACATCAAATCCATTTCATCTATTGTTTTATTCAATAAAAATTTAGAATCTCCGTTGAATTCAAAATCAATTAAATGTACAATCGGATAAATTAATTCATTTAAATCTTTATTTGATATTCTACTTAAAGATATTGATGATTCATTTATTTTACTTATAATAAATTCTGAATGTTCATCAAAATGTTTTTCAATAAATCCCACACTTCTTATATTGGACATTATATTAAAGTTTTTTGTGTGGTGTCGACAAATTCATATAAATTATGAAATAGATTAGTGTTTTTCCATATCCTATTAAATTCTTTTTTAAATAACTCATGCTCAGGGTGATTGGTATCCCAAACCTGTTTTAATTTAAATTCACCATCTGAGAATGTACCCCAATTAACTATTTTACCAAAAAACACATTTACCTTTTTTCCAAAAATAGAATACATTAAATTATAAAAGGTTTCCATTTCCATATAGTTACTATCTTGAACAACAAACGATGTTTTTACTGATTTCAATGTTTCTATTGTAGAAATAAATTTTAAATTATTTATTAAGGTATCCCACTTACCACCTAATCTGGTTTTATTTTCATAGGTGTTTTGTGTTCCTGCATCTATTGATATCTCACACGTTGTTACATACTTATGAACATTTGGCATACTGTCCCACATTTCCTTTGTCCACATTGATGCATTTGTATGAAAATGTATACTTGTTAATTTTGGGTATTTTTTTGGATTAAAGTTTCTTAAATAATTTCTAAAACTAACTGAAACAAAGGGATCTCCAGTACCAGTAATGTATAAAGTTTTTACGTTTGCCGAATAATAGGTATCAATCTCGTCTATTGTTTTTTCTATTCGTTCTATACCTTTACTACTTTCAACAATTAAGTCGACTCTACACGATGGACATTTATAATTGCAGGTCCTATCAAAATTCATTAAAATTGTGGTCGGTGTGGTTGGTTCAATAATTGGTGTTGTATATTTTGAATTTGATTTTAAGTGAATAGGGCCAGAGGTGACACCATAGTTTAACAATCTACTTAAATGTGGACATAATTCTTTGTTACAATATTTAAATGAACCATCTAAAATGGAATTTCTAATATCCACAACCGGTTCACTATTATATACATTTTTTAAAGATGTATCATTAAGTTCTATTTTATTTGGTAACCAAGATGGACAACAAACAAACCCAACATTATCATGTATTTCTAAAGTGGTAAATGGATTACTACACGTATATTGTTTTAAATCTATCATTAAATTATATTAGTTATTGACATTCGTAACCTATCCGCTGAATTATTATCAAAAATATCTTCATAGTATGTAATTGGTATTTTAGTAATTTTTGAAAGATGGTTGATTTCCTCATTCCAATTTAGTATATCAGACGTACACAAATTTATTATTTCTTGTGGTGGTTCTTTATAGACATATGGATTATTAGAATTATAACCTGTTTTTAAAAAATACGTTTGATATGAGTGAGATTCTATTAACTCTTTTATATTTTTTCTATTAAGAAGTATAATTTCATCAAAGTTATTAATAAGTTCTAAATTATTTTGGTAGTGTGATATAATTGTTTTAACAACCGAATTATCTTCATTGTTATAGATAACTCTACCAGTCCCATCAAATGGTTCAAAGAATGGTTTTAGATTTCTATCTTTAGATATTTTTTTTAAAAGAGAAGTTGAGCCGGTTCTGGGTAATGCTATTATTAATATTTTCATATGATACTAAATTCTGCTTTCTTTTTTGAAAACCATATTATTAATACATCTCGTTCCCCATTAATTATCTTTTTTACTTCGTGGGATTCATTACCCCCATTGAATACAATATAATCTCCTTCATTTGTCAATGATAGATCTTTATCATTTATATACATTTCACCACCTGTAAAATCGGATGACAATAAAATACTAACGGTCTTATGTGTTGTAAATCTATCTTTATGTTTTTTAGCATAACCATTTTCACCATATATTAATCTATGCATTATGTATAAATTATCAATGGGTTCTTCAAATTTATTACAAATAAATTCATTTAAATTTTTATTTTCTAAAGTATAAACCCAACTATCATTTGGAAAGAGAGATAGAATATCGGCTTTTTCTGGATTTGTGGTATGATATAATTGGGGATGTGCTGATTTTATATAGCTTAAATCTTCTTCATTCATTATTCGAGTGTTATTTAATTCAGATTTTAAAAAAACTAAATCATCGATTGATAGTTTCATATTAGTTTATTTGTATTATTTTTTTTAGTTAACATTATATAACAGTTTTATTAGATTTTAATTTAGGGTAATCAAAATCAGTTTCTGTCATCCAAATATTCAAGGCATACCTCGTTCCATTTGTTACCGGTAACACTCCGTGATAGGTTTCGGAACCATTAAATGAAATTAAATCACCCAATTTTAAGTCAAATGTACTTATACCTTCAAGGGTTTCAAAATTAATAGGTGGATTTTTATCACCACATAAAGCAAACTGACCACCTTCAAAGTTATCTGAAAGGACAATCACGGTCGTTAATTCACTTGATTTATCTTTATGCAAATTGAGATATCTACCATCATAATATGAAGTTAGACTGATATTAAAATTCTTTAAATTAAAGGTAGAGTAATCAAACCATAATTTAAAATATCCGTTTTTATAATTGGTTATTAATAAATCAATTATTCTCTTTTTAAAATCAGAATCATATATTCGTCTACAATCCCATCGTTCTGACGGGTTGTATGAAAACGGTTCACCAAATTTAATACAGAACTCAATGATATCTTTAGCAGTTTCACTATTACAAAAATTACTATTTATGGTATAATTCATAATAGATTTGAATTTTTTAGTTTGATGGGTACTAATAAATTACCCTCATTTATAAATTTATATAATTCCTCAGCAATCAATTTATATCCATTACTACTTGGGTGTTTACCTGCTGTGGTATCAACCCAATGGTTATTATCTTGCCACACATCTTTTCTATTAGTATTAATTAATAAATTTGCCATAGTTTTATCTCTATAACCCCAATATCTATTACTCTCAATTAAATGGGATTTGTCAACTAACGTATCAATATTTTTATTAATCATTATATCAAATCCATCACAAAAAAGGTATCTAATACCTAATTCTTTAAACATAAATTGAAGATGTAATATGTAATTTTGATTTACTATATCGTAGTAGGTATCACTAAATAAATTATTAATGTAATAATCTCTAAAGTTTTTTTCTGCCCTATTATAGTTTATATTATCACTATTAACTCCATCAAAAATATACTTTAAAAGGTGTTCTTTACTTTTATATCGTTTGCCCCAAATAAAAAAATCATCTTCAGTAGGGAAAAAAGGTAACGAATCCCGTAAAGATGATGACCACATAATAACAACGAAATCATCTTGAGTGATGATTTCGTTTTTTAATTGATATGATACTGCGTTAAATATTGCATTATTTGAGAATGCACCAACTCCATTATTTTTAACTTCACATTTTAATAGTTCTGATAAGTGTTTAGGCCAACAATATTTTTGTCTTATGTTTGTTCTTTCTTCGAGATTATCCGTACTATATTCGTCTTCAGTATTTCCACCAACTCCCTCAGTCCAACTATCCCCATATGTAAATAACTTCATGAGACATTGTCTTATTCTCCTAAGTGTTTAACCTTAATTGCCGTCACAACCGCCTGAAATGCGGTCGCCACTTTTGTTTTTAATTCACTTGAAATTGGTGCAACAACCGTTTTAATTGTTTGTGCCGGTCTTTCTACTCTTACTTTTACTGCCATTTTAAAATGTGTTTATGTTATTTTATTTTATTTTATT